CAATGGACGCTAGCTTCTGAAGAAGACCGTGAAAAAGCGTCTTTACGAGTTGTGCCACGTAATTTGTTTTACTATAGATAATGCCAACTAAATACGCTTCGGGTAAATGGGCAATTGCGGAGTGCGATAGGTGCGCACAACGCTATAAGCTTCATGAACTAAGAACTGAGATAATTAAGACACACCCATATAAGATAAAAGTTTGTAAACCTTGTTGGGATCCTGACCATCCTCAGTTACAATTAGGCCTATATCCAGTTAATGACCCACAAGCAGTGCATGAGCCAAGACCGGATATAAGTTATTACATGGGTGGGCAAACCGGTTTAAAGACTAATCCATATGATTCAAACGTTAATAATGTAGATGATTTTGGTTATCCAACCGATGGTAGTAGGCAGTTTCAATGGGCTTGGAACCCAGTTGGTGGAGCGAATTATTTTGACCGGGCGTTAACACCAAATAGCTTGATTCCGGTTATAACTATCGGTACAGTAACAGTATCAACAACTTAGGAGTTTATTATGGGATATAGAAGCGCAGCCGACGGAGTCACTAAGACTGGTCGCACAAAAGGTAAAAATTTAGGCGATGATGGCAAAATAATGGGAGTTGAAAAAGGCCCAAAACATGGCCCACAAAAGCTTGGAAAAATGATGAAAGCTATGGGTCGTAACTTAGCTCGTGCTAAAAATCAGGAGTAATCATGGCTACTAACAAAACTGTTAAAGCAACAGGTACTGACCCATATCCATTGGGCCACGCTAAAGAAAATAAACAAGCTAGCGCATATACTGGGTTTGTATATCCAGCCGGTGGCGGTAATGATATTGGTGTTTATAAGCAACCAATGCAAAACCCTAACCCACAAGGCGAAGTGCATAGCCAAGGTAATAGCTTAAATGATCTTGAAATTAGTTTAGGTAATAATACTAAAGGCTATAAGCAAGATAACCCATATGGCGTTAAAGAAATGCGTGGTTATGGTGCTGCTACTAAAGGCCGCAAAATTAGTGGAAAAATGGGCTAATGAATTACGGAACACTCTACAATACTATTCAAGCTTACGCTGAGAATACTGAGCCATTATTTGTGGCTAATATTCCTGTATTTGTTGAGGAAGCCGAAACTCGAATTTATAATGCAGTCAATATACCGTCTTTACGTAAAAATGTACTTGGTTCATTAAGCGCAAATAACCCATATTTGTCTTTACCACCAGATTGGCTAGCTAATTATTCTTTAGCTGTTGTTGATTCGTCTGGAAATTACAAATATTTATTAAATAAAGACGTTAACTATATTCGTGAAGCTTATCCAAACCAAAGTAATACAGGTTTTCCACAGCACTATTCGGTATTTGGGTCACAATATAGCAGAATTAACGATATGTCTTTGCTTGTAGGCCCAACGCCCGATCAAAGTTATACTGCAGAATTACACTATTTTTACTATCCACCAACTATCGTTCAAGGTCAAATTAATGGGCTTGGGACAATTACTGGCGGATCGCTATATACCAATGGTGTATACCAAAACGTGTCCTTAACCGGAGGATCTGGTGCAAATGCTACAGCGGATATTGTTATCGTTGGCGGAACCATTGTTTCATGCACCCTTACTTTTGGCGGCAATTTTTATGTTGTAGGCGATGTTCTTTCTTGTTCTTCGCTTGGTAATACTGGTGGTGGTTTTTCTATTCCAGTAGTTTCTGTATCCAATGCAACTGGCACTAGCTGGCTTGGTGACAATTACGATCCAGTATTGTTTTATGGCTCAATGCGTGAAGCCATGCTTTTTATGAAACAAGAGCAAGACTTAGTATCTTATTACGAAAACAAATATCAAGAAGCCCTTAAAGAGTTATCTCGTCTTAGCGATGGCATGGAGCGTGGCGATTTCTATAGAGATGGACAACTTAAAATTAACCTTAGCGGAATGGGTGCTTAATGTCTATTGTTCAAGGCGCTACCACCACATTTATGCAAAATTTGCTTAACGGTAATGAAAACTTTACTACCGGTACGTACTATATTGCCTTATATAATGCTAATGCTAATTTAGATCAAACATCTACTGTTTACACTACAGTCAATGAGGTTGTGGGCACAGGGTATACAGCTGGTGGACAAGCTTTAACTATTACAGTTACGCCGACCATAGATAATCAGTACAACACTGCATATATATCGTTTGCAAATGCTGTTTGGAACCCAGCTAACTTTACTGCTAGGGGTGCTTTGGTTTACAATTACACAACAAAAGCAGCATGTTTTGTGTTAAATTTTGGGTCTGATAAGACCTGTAATAGTAGTTTTACAGTGCAGTTCCCAGCAGCGACTAGTACGTCTGCTATTTTATCAATTAGCAGTTATACAAGTGCTAATATCATTAGTTCTGGAGATTAATATGACAACTGAATTTGTAGGATCTGGAGATTATGCTGTAGCTACGCTACAAGCTGGTGCCGCCAAAAACGAAAACGTAACTTCCGATGGTTATTACCATGTAGTTTGCCGTGATAAAGACGGTAATGTTAAATGGGAAGATGGTTTTGAAAACCAAGTAGTTCAAGTTGGCAAACAGCTAGCACTGAACACATTATTGTATACAGCATCAGGATATACCTTAGTTGGTCCATATCTTGGTTTAATTGCTACTTCTACTGGATATAGCCCAACAGACACTATGTCTTCTCATTCTGATTGGACTGAGTTTACTAACTATACAGTTGGCGGTTCTGCTGTTCGTGGCACTGCGGTATTTGCATCTGCTACAGGCAATAACGTAACTACTCCCGGCTCCAATATTGTTACTTCTTCAGCTACTGCAATTACTTACACCATTACTGGTGCTGGCGGTACAGTAACAGGTTGTTTCTTGGTAACAGGCTCAGGTGCTTCTTCTACCCTTAGCTCTACCACAGGTACATTATGGAGTGCTGGTGGATTTGCAGTATCTAAAACCACAACCGCAGGCGATACTGTAACGGTTACTTATAGCACGACCGCAACAAGTTAATTAGGAGCCTTATATGGCATTCTTAGTAAAAGACAGGGTTCTAGAAACTGCTAGTGCTCCGGGTACAGGTATAGTAACGCTTTTAGGGGCAGTAACAGGATATCAATCATTTTCCACTGCTTTTGTTACTAGTGGTACGACAACTTATTACTGCATTGCAGACCAATCAGGTAACAACTGGGAGGTCGGTCTTGGCACGTTTACAACCACTTCGGGCAATCAATTAGCTCGTACTACAGTTTACTCATCCTCTAATAGCGGCGCTTTAGTTAATTTTAACTCTGGCATACAAAACGTTTTTGTCACTTACCCATCTGAAAAAGCGGTTTATTTAGATACATTAAACACTGCCACTGTTCCTCAATTAGCAACAAACTCTACTACAAGCACAACGCCTGTATTATCGTTTAATGCATCTAACTCAAACTACGCAGCAGGGGCTACTGTTTCAGGTAGTTATTTACAAACTCTGTTGCAAAACAAATCAGGAACTGCAGGGGCTTCTACCAACTATGTTCTGAGTAATGACTTAGGAACAGACTCATCATATTACGGTGAGTTTGGTATGAACTCTTCTGTTTATTCAAGCGGAACTCCTAGCGATTTTTATAGCATTAATAATGGCGTTTATTTTTCAGGGCATGATGGCGATATTACTGTTGGCTCTGGTAATGGTTATAAAACTTATTTTGCTTGGGGGACTACAGGCCAATCTGCCCACGTTATCAATGCATCAGGTGCTTTAGGATTTTCTACTAACTTAGGCTCAACTCCAGCTACAAGTGGTACAAGTGGATTTGGTACTACTGGACAAGTATTAACTTCTGGTGGTAGTTCAGCAGCCCCTACATGGACAACTTTATCAAGCGTTACAGTAACTACTATTAGTGGTGGCACTACAGGATTAACACCTGCTACAGCTACAGGCGGCGCAGTTACTTTAGGCGGTACATTAAACGTAGCCAATGGTGGTACAGGAATAACTTCTTTTGGAACTGGTGTTGCTACTGCTTTAGGGCAAAACGTAACTGGTACGGGCGGCATTGCATTATTAAACGCACCAACCTTTACAGGCAATCCTATTTTTAATAGTACTGGCGCAATCACTCTTCCAGTAGGAACAACTGCTCAAGAACCTGCAAGTCCAACCTCTGGTATGTTGCGCTTTAACTCTAGCACAAGTCAGTTTGAGGGATACAACGGCTCTGCTTGGGCTTCTGTGGGTGGCGCTGCTATTAGCAATGACACTTCTACTTCTTCATTTGAGTACCCATTGTTTGCCAATGCAACATCAGGCACAGCATTAACTGTTTACACTTCAAACGCTAAGTACTTGTACAAACCATCAACTGGTGAACTGCAAGCATCTGAAATAAATGCGACTAACGGCCTACATCTAAACAGTGCTACAGTATCTGCAAGCTACAGCATTCCTAGTGGGTCAAATGCTTTGAGTGTTGGCCCTATAAGCATTGCAACAGGACAAACAGTAACAGTTCCAACTGGAAATCGTTGGGTTGTTCTTTAAGGAAAATACATGAGTACAATATTACAAGCTGGTAACGCAACAAGCGGAGCAGTCGTTTCAAGCGATACTGCTGGCTCATTACAAATTCAAACTGGCTCTACACCGACTACTGCTGTTACTGTAGATTCTTCACAGAATGTGGGCATTGGTACTACTCCTGCTGTTGCATTAGATGTTTCTAGCACAGCCAACAGCGCAAGTGGACAGCTTAGAATTGCAAGCAACGGCAGTAATGGCACTCGCATGGGCTTTATTAGCACTTCTACTAATGGCAAAACATATCAAGTTGGCTCTAACTTTATTATTGGTACTGGTGAATTTGGTATTTATGATGCAACTGCTGCTGCAACTAGAATGATTATTGACTCTAGTGGTAATTTGTTGGTTGGTACTACAACAAACACTACAAATACAAAAGGCATAATTTCGTATGACGGAAGTGTTAATAATGGCTTTGCATTAATTGATTCTACTGGGACTACTGCTGGAACTAGATATGCTTTATTCATCCAAAGAGGAACTGGCACTACTGTTGGTAGTATTTCAACAACTACATCCACCACATCATTTAATACTTCTTCAGACTATCGTTTAAAAGAAAATGTTGCACCAATGACAGGCGCATTAGAAACAGTTGCAAAACTTAAACCAGTTACTTATGATTGGATTTCTGATAAAACTAAAGGTCAAGGTTTTATTGCACATGAACTTCAAGCCGTTGTACCTGATTGCGTTACTGGCGAAAAAGATGCCGTAGATGCAGAAGGCAATCCAGTTTATCAAGGTATCGACACATCATTTCTAGTAGCTACATTAACAGCAGCAATCCAAGAGCAACAAGCAATTATTACTGATTTAAAAACTCGTATTGAAACATTGGAAGCAAAATGAACGAAATTTGGCATCCTTGCGTTGGTTACGAAACCCATTACGAAGTAAGTAATTTGGGTAATGTTCGTTCTATTG